CATTGCTCCGGTTTCTTCATCAATCTCCGGCCAGTACATTCCTGATTCCTTTGATATGGCAATCATCTTTTTTATCACTTCGGCAGACTTTATAATCTGGTCCGCTTCGTCGGCTAATATCTGTGCTAATGTTCTCATGATGTAAATTTAAGTTATGAAAATCTCAAATAATATGATAAATGTCAGTATTATGATTTTTTGTGAATAATTTTTACCGCCTCATTCCATATTTTATTCATATCCCAATCACTGCCAATCAGCCTACGTGCCGTATTAGCAGCCCGTCGCCCAGCTTCCGGAAAACTATAACCTGAGATAACTGAACACTGTGCAGCAGTCAAATCAGAATAAGTTACAAGCAATAGGTGAATAAGCCGTCGCCCCTGACCGTTCAATTCCTGTGCTTCAACGTATTTAATAGCTTCGGCAAGTGCTGACATCTTATCTGCCCTCGCTTGTATTTCTTCAGATACTTTCATGCCACAGTCAGAAGTCTTATTTTATCCTTTGTCGGCTCATGACCCAGAGAAATGATTACAGCAGTGGCATATTTTCGCAGATTTGCCCGTTTTTCTCGCCTCAGAGCGATTAACTTCCCAAAACGATACAAGTCCATGCCTGCCGCGCCTGGTATCAATACAGCCAAAAAAACAAGCCCCACGACCGAAGCTGGTAATACCACTATTATCGTTAACTCTTTCAATCCCCTTTTATCGGAGATAAAGTTCTCCGGTTGGATAGGATTCTGAGATAATATGTAATTGAGGTATTTCATCAGGTGTTGGGTTCTTTGGGTTCCTTGAAAAATACCTTTTCAATCATTTCTTCAATCTTTCTTTAACTTCTTTGTCTGCTTCCCTTTTGGCAATCAGTCCCACAATCCGAAATTAGGCCTTATAGTCCCTGCGCTTTCTTGCCCGGAGCTTGCACCATTGGAGGTATCGGTCACAGAGGGTCATGGCTCAATGCCTATTGAGGTTAATAATTCTTCAATGGTTTTATACGTGGAGCTATCCGCATCAAAATAAAATATCGTCTCTGATTTGCCGAATCCACCAATAGAACCCTTGCGTTTTTTGGTTATCACTTCACGATAAAATTTACGCCCATTTATAAGATTACCTGGGGCAATAATAGTTAGCTCATGTTTCATTATGTGTGCAGTGTCAAATGCCATGTGCGATAGCATCTTACCCTCAATTTTCAATCCCTCTACTTTCATACTAACTCATTTATTTATGTCCAGGTTCATAAGATTGGAGCGTGAAACCCACTCATCACGAAGTGTGTGTGGGAGGTAAGCGACACGCTAACGCCTTTAAATTGTTTAACAAAATTAGTAAATATTTTCTGATATAAGAAAATTATTTGTATATTTGCGTTGTGAAACTTACATTGAAAATAAAACTTTTGCCTACTGATGAACAGGCTGACTTGCTTCTCGACACGATGAAGGAGGCTAATGCTGTTTGCAATGCCATTTCTGATGTGGCGTGGCAAGAAAAGATTTTTAATAATTTCAAATTGCATCACCGAACGTATCATGCCTATAAGGCTACGTTCAATCTTTCTTCTCAAATGCTTATAAGGCAAATAGCCAAAGTTGCTGATGCTTATAAGTTGGATAAGAAAGTTAAAAGGCAATTTAAACCACTTGGTGGCATTGCTTATGACAGTAGGATAATGACCTATAAGCCGAATAACATTGTTTCTCTTTGGTGTATCGGCGGTCGTCAGAAGATTAGCTTTGTTTGTCATAACCCTAAGTATCTTCCGTACATCAAAGGTGAAGCTGACTTGGTTTACAAGAAAGGTAAGTTTTACCTGTTTCAAACTATTGATGTTCCCGAAGAGGATGTTGAGGATGTGGAAGAGTTTATCGGAGTGGATATGGGGCTGCTCGAAATCGCATCCCTTAGTAACGGTAAAAACTTTAGTTCTAAAAAACTTAACGATTATAGAGAAAAAAGACAAAAAGTTAGGAGTTCGCTTCAAAGCAAAGGTACGAAAGGCTCTAAAAAAGTCCTGAAACGATTGTCTGGCAAAGAACGAACTACGAGTACAATTATCAATCATACTATTAGTAAACAAATTGTTCAACTTGCTAAATCCGAAGGCAAAGGAATTGCCATTGAGGATTTGAAGGGTATTAGGTTTTCTGCCAGCAAGAAAGGTAAGAAATTTAGAACAAGAGTAGGTAAATGGAACTTCAACCAACTTAGAAGTTTTCTTACTTACAAATGTTTGCTT